TCCAGTAGGCCAGCGGCTTGCCGCCTTCATCAACTTCGATGCCGCTGAAGATGCGATTGCCGTTTGGCTGGATGCGCGTAAGTGGACGCCAGACCTGTTCTGTATTTATGAGGCGCAGCTTCAAGTGACGGTCCTCAATGATGAAATGAACAAAAGACTCACCCGTCACGACCCAATTGCGAACGCACTTCGTGAGAAAACTGGTCAGGTCACCGACGCCCTCAGCGTCACAGCGCGCGGCGAAACGCGCCCACAGTTTTTCGAGGACGCGGCGGGTAGCTTCATCGGGATGTTGGCTGCGGATGGTCGGGCCGGTGGCGACCAAATTGTCGATGTAGCACTGCACGAACGATGCAGCGGTCGGGGAATTTTCCGCCAGCCATGCCGCCCGCGTGCTGATCGGCTGAGCAGCAGCGAGGCTTTGCGAAACCGGGGACCAAAGCTGGCTAGAAAGGGGCCATCGATTCCCGTGTCCGGCAGAATCGAAAGCGTTCCCACTATCAGGCCATGTGCCATAGCCAAACATGCGCTTGAGCAATTTGGTGATGCGGTTGGCCATGATCTCAGTTCACCGCACGGGTTTCGGGCACGATCACGCGCGCGGCCATTGCCTGCTCGGTCGCGAGCATTGCGCCTTCGCAAAGCCAAAGGGGAATACCAAGGGCGCGGGCAATCTCGGGAACGTCTAGAACCTCACCGGCAGTCTGACGTTCGCGAACGGCCGCACAGCGAGCTTTAAATTCGTCGGATACAACGTAATCCGCCAATTCGCCCCGCACCCAATTCGCAAAATTAGCTTCGTTCATAATCATTACTCAGTTGACGATCTCGCCGCCGTGCTGGCCCAAAATTGTTTCCGCAATTTTGCGTGCGACATCGCCCGTCTGCTGCGCCAACCGCTCGCGACCGCGTGGCGTCAATGCGTGAACCTGCGCGACCGCTTGGTCACGGACCGCGACATAGGGCGCAAATAATTCTGCGAACGCTGGATGATCAGGCGGCGGAAGGAACGGATTGGAGAAATCGAGGTTGGCCTTCAAGGCGTCGGCGCGGACCTGAGCGAGCAAGCCCGTCATGTTTGCGCCAACTGCGCGGACGGGGACATAGCCCCTGGCCTGCGGCGTGGCTGACGCTAAGCGTGCGAGGGCACGCGGCTCGTCGGTGTCCGAAGCGAGGCATAGGTGCGAGCGGATGCGCGGCTCGCCCGGTCGGGTAAACTCGACCACGCCGAAATATATCGGCTCCTTGCTCGCATCGGCACGCGCCGCCGCATCGCCCCAGATGTCGAACTGGCAACGCACAAGCGACGCCGCGAGATCGCGTTTGAAGATCGAGGCCAGCGCCTGATTGAGCGCGTGCGCAAGGGTATCGATCTCGAAATAAAGCAAGCTCGCGTAGACATCGGAGCGCCCCCACGCCAGCGCCAATTGCCCGCGACGGCGCAACGTCTTCGTTTTCTGCGGCGTCAGATCGGCGGCCGCCATAAATTCCGAAAAGGTGATCATGCGCACGAGTGCCTCCAGAGTGCCGATGAGGTGTCAATTGTGGTGCGGTTTTAGATATTGGTCAAGGCATGGTAGAGCCTCAGAGCAAGTGGCCCATTATCTTGCGTTAAACCTGTGGATAACTGCGGGGACGCGCGGAGGCGCGGGCCATCCGGCGCGGCGGCGAACTGCTGTTGCAGATGAAGGCGGGCAAAAACCGCTTCGATTATAGGAAGGGGGGCACCTCCCCTCCTAACCGCAAGACCATGGCCAAGGACGCTGGCCTATCGCCCGATCAAGCCAAGCAGATGATCCGCTGCGGCGCGCACGCGCTTTTCAAACGCAGCGTCTACAACAATTTCGCCACGGGCCACCGACATTGCCAAGTCCGCAACCAGCTTTTCGATTCGCGGCAGTGTTAAGGACGCGACTTCGCCAGTTGGCGCGGACGATATTTTCGGGCTTTCACCTTTGAAATTAGTCCCGCCATCGTCGCCAATTTTGTAATAGGGCGCTGCGAGGCGCAGCGTTTCGTGCGTGACCTTGATGTTGAGCAGCTTAGTGGCTTGGCCGCGTGTCATCTGAGGATGGATGCTCCCGTCCGACAGCGCCTCGCTGAGCGCCTTTTTAGGCAGCTTCGTCAACTCGTAAACCGTGCCCCATGACGCGGGCAAAAGCGAAACGTGTTTCGCATTTGAGATTGGATGCGCGGCAATTTTCATCAGCATTTGGGCAGTGCGCGGCCCGAACGGCAGATCGGTCCTGACCATGGCGACGAAGTCGCCGTGCATCAGCACTTCCTTGGCAGCGATGAGGGTTTTGCCAAGTTCGATGACGCCTTTGACGGTTTGATGATGAACCGCACAAATGCGCGCCGCCCATTGGGTGCGTGTACGAGGCAGTTCAAGCACAGTTCGTTTTCTGACCGACATACGATCCTCCATGGCGGCGGCGAACGGCCACGCATAGAGGCCGCCCGCAGCCGGGTTGTGTTTGGAGGATCGAGGCTCGACTTGGCCGCTGGCGTTGGACGCTGGCCCGTTGGGCGCTGGTCGCTTGCTCTGGGCGCTGGTGCGAGATACCCGCTCGCTCGATCCGGCTAAGAACTTAAGAACCGGTAGAAAAATGTCAACCGGGTCATCACCGGCTCATCCATTGCGACCTTATGACCTGCGGCATAGGCGGCGGCGCGGGTTTGTTTTTAAGCTCGCCCTCACGCACCTCGAAGGCGGCGCTGGTCAGGTTTAATGCGCTGCGCGCCGCCCAAGCGTAACATGTCGCGTCCAGCGCCTCAGCTTTCATGCCCTTAATGCGCTCAAACCGGCGCACGGGCCTGCCCGCGACGGTGCGCATCACCACCCGTTCGCTGGCTAACTGCTCGAAATAAACCGCCTCCAATTTTTTGGAAAAACGCACGCTGTTGCCGCGCTGCACGCGCCCAAAAATTTGATTCTTTACGGCGTCAACGCCGACAATCCAAAGCCTGCCCCCGCCTTTCATTTTTGATCTTGATGCGAGCAGCGGCGGGCGACTGAAACCGCTCACGCCTTTGACGCACATAACGCGCCTTGCCGCACGAGGTCGAGCAAACGCTAAGACGTGCTGAAGATGCCCGCCGTCGCCGCCGTCAATCGCGCAGGCGTCAATGCCGATCTTGCCTCCGCGCGGATGCTGCCAGCGTTGGCGCAGCAATTCGTCAAGCTGCCGCCACGTCAGATCGTCCTCGATGGCACCAAAAATCACCTCGTGCGCGAACACCAGACAAGCCTTGTCGCGCGTCCAGCCGCAAATTACGACCTCTAATCTGTCGTCAGCACAATCGACGCCAGCCGTCAGGTAGGTGACCTCTAGCGGGATCGCACCATCAAGATCGAAAGCCTCCGCACGAGCGGCGAGCGCGCCCTCGTCAACGGTCGAGCCTTGATCCTCCCAAGGCTGGGCAAGCGCCGTATTGTGAAATACCCGCATGAGCGCCGGGTCGTCCTTCGCCTTCAGCCATTCCGCCGCCAGTTTGCCCCATGCCGCGTTTGGCAGCAGCGACGCCAGCGCGTTAATTCGGAAGCCGACATGACGAATGACGACCATCGGCGACGATGTTTTTAACGCACCAGCGGCCACGACTGGCCATTTTCGCCTTGTGGGTCTCCTGCACAAGCTCTCGACAGTTCGGGCAGCGCCATGCGGCCCGTGACGGGTCGCCTTCCGGCCACTCGATGCACTGCCAAGTAATCTCGGCAAACGCCCCGCACGATGGGCAGGGCAATTCCCAGACCCGCTGATCGCTCTCGGCGTACAGCCGCGCGATCACCGATGTGTCGGCGTTCAACGGCGTGCCGCCAGCTACAATTTTTCGGTTTCCCCACGAGAGCGTCCGCTGCGTCGCAAGCGCCACCACATTGCCCTCGCTACTTTCCTGCACGGCGTCAACTTCATCGATCAAAAGCACGCGCGCGGATACACGACGCAACATGCGCGGCGCACCGGCTGCGACAATGCGCAAGCTGCCGCCCTTGAAAATGCGATGCGTCAGCGTGTTGCGATCAGACTTGCCGGGATGCGGCATCGGCAGGTGATCGACCAACTCTGGGCTTTCGTTGAACAGACCTTCGATGTCGTCAATCATCAGGCCGCGTGCGTCGTCTTGCGTCGGCATTAAAACCAAGATTGGCGACGGCTCGCGCGCGATGTAGTGCGCAATCGCGCCGACCAGGGTGGTAGTGAAACCAACTCGGCTGCTTTTCAAAACGCTGACGCGCTCGACCTTCGGATCGGCCAGCGCGTCGGCAATAGCGCGCTGGTAAGGGTGCAGCGTGATCGGCCCCGGCACGGCGGCGATGCCAGCAGGTAGGCGGACGACTTCTTCGAGCCACTTCGACAGCGGCTCAAGGCGCTTCTTGATGACGCGGACCATTTTGTCCCTCACGCGGGTTCAAGCTGAATTTAAATGCTATAGTTAGGAATGACCGAAACAAAGTCCGAACGGCTCGGATTGCGGGGGACGCTCGCGCTTATCGAGTCCACACTTCGACTGGTGGGAGCAGCGAATGCCACCGGTGCGATTACGGCAGGGGCGGCTCTACATGCATTCGCGCAAGAAGCTGCCCTTGTCCAAGATAGGGTGAAATTGGCGGGTCTGCTTTTTATGTGTGGTGTTTTTGCATTCACCGGGGCGTATGCGATTTGGTTTATCACCAGGGTAGAAACGGACGTTTCGCTGCGTAAGCCTGAGGAGGCAGACGAACAGGAGAAAACCTTTTTCCGACCCGACCCGAAGCTAAGCGCGGATGAACATTGGAAGTCCGCAAGGAAGCATTTCGGTTGGACGGTCATCGCAGGATTATTATCGTTCATTTTTTTCATGGCTGGGCTTGGAACCGGAGTATCAGTGGCCGCCCGTTTGTACTTTCCCTCGTGAAAGTAAGTTGCGCGGTCATCTGAATTTCGGGGGGCTGCGCGACCCGCAAACGGGAGGGTCTGGGAGGGAGCCATGACGGTATCGACGGTCATTGCCCGCTCCCGCTTGCTTGTCTGCGCGGTTATGTGGCGATTTTTGCGCAGCGCGCGTTTTATATTCTACCTCTCTATGTCTCTGCCGACTGGTGAGACCCTGAGCGAAGGCATAGGACGCCAGCCCCACTGTGTGCGGGGAGGCGTTCCTGTGCCTTGCGATTTCTGCCGACCGGAGCCGACCCCTCGCTTTGGCCGTCATTGTCGCGTGGCGCACCACGGCTTCCGCAATGACGTTGACCGCTACTATCAAGATCGGGAAGCGCCCGACCTGAGACCCCTGCGCGTCAATTCGCGTCCCGCTTCGGTCTTTCGGACTACGGTTGCTCCTTTGGTCTCGCCCTGATAGGAGCATTCAACGATCCACCGTCACGTCTTACCCGCCGATGGATCGGTCTTTTGAAGGCCGCTCGGTGTATCGACCGCAGCGGCCTTCCGCGTTTCAACATGTCCTTTCTTGCTCAGCAGCGAGGAGATCGAGCGCAGCGCCGACCGGGCTAAGCGGATGGCCAGAGCTATCGCGGCATAGCGCCCTGCGGATCGCGTTGATGTCGGCACCGTGTTGCAGCGCGAACGAGAGGATGATCGCGGCGTCGCGCGCGTTGGTGTCGCTCTGGTTTCCGGCCTTGTGGTTATTTAGAAAAAGCTCGCTGATGCGGCCATTAGCGAAGCGGCTGATCGTCGCGGTGAAACGCAAGCCATTAAGCTCGAAGGTGAAGCTCTCGTTGTGGCGTCGGTTCGGGAGGCGCTGCCGTTCGGTCATTCGGCGGCCTCCGTCAGATCAGCCGCGACCGGCGCTTGATCGCCGTGGCAGTCCCACTTTTCGTTATGCTGGTAGCGCGAGAAGAGGTCGCAATAACGTGGCGCTGGGCAGAGGCTTTCGACCAAGTTGTAGAACTCGACCGGCTTCACCGAATGTCCGCGCACCGGAGCGTGCAGCAGCGTCGTCTGGTTGGTGAGCGTGACGATAGGGTTGCCGCGCACGGCTATGATCGCGTGTTCGGTCTGGCCGCGAAGCCAGTGACCGTTCCCCATGCGATCTTTTGCCCATGTCAGGATCGTTGGTGTTTGGCGGAATCCCCAAGCGTCCAACACCTTGAAGGCAAGCCGCATATGAAAATTAATCGTCCAAAAAAATAGGATGGCGTCTTCGTGCATGATCGACCCGACATCGAGTGCGCATATTTGATCGATGGACATGGTCGGGAACGGCCAAGCGCCGCGATGCGACGGGTCGGGATCGTTGACTTCGAACGGCCACGGCACGTCAACGACGCCGACACGATACGGCCCACGCTGGGGTAACGGAGGCGGTTCGGCGCGAATTGCCTCAGCTTGTTGGGCGTTTTTCAAGCGCCTGTAGGCACCATTGACGCGGCCGGTGCGGTCCATCGCGGCCAGCAGGTGGCCGTACTTGTCCGGCTCGGCCTCGGCGGCATCTGCGACTGCCGCAGCTTTGGTGATGGTGGTGCGGTCCTTGCCGACAACCTTGGCCACCTTGTCGAGCGCGCGACCCTTGGGGAATTTCCCCGAGGGTTTCCCGGCCAGCATCCGCTCCTTCGCCGCTGCCCGCTCAACCGGCTCCAGCGCACGCTTGATGGCGACGGCTTCCGACAGCGTGAAGTCCTTGCGCACGGCGTTCTCGGCAAATTCGCCCCTCACCACCGCATCGATGTCAACGATGCGCACCGGGACGTGCATCCATCCAAGTTTCTTGCAGGCTTCGAGCCGCCGTTGACCGGCTATCAGCTTGCCGTCCGGCGTGATGACGACCGGGTGCAGTAGCCCGACATCCTTGATGCTGGCGGCAAGCTGCTCGACGTCGCCCAGATCATGGCGATGACGGCGACCGACCCTGATATCGGCGATGCGGCGGCCTTTGCTTGGCGGGCGGGGCGGCGTATAAGGGGGCGTTGTTGCATCAGACTTCCCCTTGCCTCCCCCCGTGCCGACCTCCCTCGGCGCGGGGTTTCTCTTTTCGGTCATGGAGGCGTGCCCTCCACACCGAGGAGGTTTGACAGCGCGGGAAATAGCCTTTTGCGCTCAATGCGCGCGTTATGGCCGGTTTGACAGGCTAACTTGATGAT